AGGCGTTAAGCATGATGGTTGTGAGATGAAAACTGCAAGATTAAGTAGCGACTTTTTAGATGAAATTGCAACAAGAAATGAATTTTATCAGTTTGTTTCTAATATGAAAGGAAGTTAATTATCATGATAGCAGAGATTATATGGTGGGGATTTGTAATTGGAATTTTTGCAATTTTATTTGCTACTATATCTTTTACTGAGTTTTAATATGAATATTTTTGTAACAGATCATGATCCGGCTTATTCTACAATTAATCTTTGTGATCAGCATGTAAGATCTAAGATGCAAATTGAAGGAGCTATAATGTTAGCTCATGCTTTTCCGCAAGAAGTATTAGATCATCCTTCTACTCCTAGAACATCAACTGGAAAGCCTCGAAGAAGAGGTAAAGGTTATTTTAATCATCAATGTTCTATATGGGCTAGAGAAACTAAAGATAACTTTAAATGGTTAGTTGATCATACGTTAGAGATGTTTAAAGAGCGTATGTATCGATGGCCTGATTCAAAAGAACATTTTACTAAAACGTTTATTGAGTGGTGTAGTAAAAATATTCATAATACTATAATGGATAATTATGGTTTAACTGATTACGCTTTAGCTATTGGTAAGGATTGTGAATGCAGAAAAGTAAAAGGTTTCGATAACCTTTCAACTATTGACAAATATAGAGAGTATATTCGTTGCGATAAACCTTTTGCTACCTGGACGCAGCGTCGTGTACCAGCTTGGTATTAAATTTCCGCTTCAATATTTTTGTCAGCGATATTTTCAGCGCTTACATCAATTAAAGCATCTAGTTGATTTTCAATAAAATCTTTACCTACTAGAATTTTATAAATATTTGAAGTTCTATCTCCTATAGAGAAAGGTATATTTTTGAATTCTTTATTACCTATTTTAAAGTCAAACTCTACTACAGGTCTATCTTCAGTATTACCAGCACCTACGTTAATAGTAATATTATCTATTTTATCTTTAGTTAATCTTTTATTATTAACTGTTTTAAAAACTACCTTACTACCTTGTTCTTGTATATCTTCTCCATGCAGTACGTTAAATGCTCCATTACCAGAATCTAATTTAGCTGGAATTTTACCTACACCATCTACATCAAAGTGTTCTATTAATCCCACAACACTTTTTTCTTCAAAGTAATTTTTAAAATTTTTCATATTAATCATGTGGACATTCTGCATCTTCAGGGCAACCGCAGCTTTTTAAATTTTCGTGACCCATATTATACATACTATCTCCTCCCATTTCTTTAGTATGTTCGTAATCTAACCAATGGTATACAGAAGATAAATAATCAGCTGCTTTAGTAATTTTAGAAGCAGTCCATCCTTCTAAATCAGGAATACCATCTAACATAGCAGATATTTTTTCTGCATATTTATGAGCTTTTAATAGATCAGACTTAGCCATGTGAATCTCTGAATTATCATGTTCGTGTTCATGTTCAACAGGAGGCTCTTCCTCAACAGCCTGTACAACTACCATACCTGGAGTCATCATTTCATTAAGTAAGCTATTGTCTCTTCTATATCTCATACTATTATTTATCTATTATTCCAGTCTTTCTGCAGAATATTAATAATTGCATCTCTATCTGTTTGGTTAATAAGATCTAAAGGTGCAAATCTTTCAACTGCTTCTTCAATGCTACCAACTTCAAGATATTCTTTCATATCTTTTGCTCTTACACCACCACCTAACGCTTTTTCTTGAGCAATAAGTGTTACATGAGGGTATTTATCTTTATTTTCAAAACTTTTATTACGAGCTGCATCACCAGGTCCTGATCCTATAATAATTCTTTTATCTTTATTATCATCTGCAAAGTCATATGAACTCTTTACAGGACTTATAGGAGCAATATTTACCTCTACCGGCTTACCACCTCGAGTATATATTTCCCAGATAGCCTTAGATGCATCCGGAGTTATCCACTCTCTGCCCGGTCTATCTTGTTTTTTACCAATGAATATAACACCTTTATCTGCATCTTTTAACAATTTATTAAACATTTCTAAATGACCTTTATGAGGAGGTTTGAATCCTCCAGCAAGTAGAGCTACTGTTTCGTTAGCATTTTCTTCTTGCTCCACTCTATCCATATACCGCTTAGCCTCTTCCTCAGCTTGTTTCATATGAAACTTAGAGACCTCTTCGCCCTCAAACCTAGAATTAGGCTGTTGTTCAAAATATTCTTTAAAAGTTTTCATTATGCTTCTTCCATAGTATCAGGGTACCAATCTGGTAAAGGTGCTTTTTGTATTCTATTAGCGTATTCTTTTTTAGCTTCTTCAAAATCTGTAGATACTTTACCATCAACCATATCTTTTACAAAGCCTAAAGTAGCAGCATTAGCATATAGATCACCACATCTTGCAGTTACCTCCTTCTTAAGTCCATCATATATAATACTACCAGTTACATGACCTAAAGTATCTAACATATCTGCTGGTACTTCAATATTCATAGTTGAATAAACATAATCTCTATGAGATGCTGGAAAATCATGAGGTATACTTTCATCTTTAATATAAACAGACTCAAATGGTGGTTCAATATTATTCCATAAAAGCATAGTTTCAGTTACTTCATCTGGCTCTCCAAATTTTTTAATTAATTTTACAGCATAATCTCGAGCGTCATCATGTCGCCAACCTTTAAGAGATTCAACTGCACTGTCTTCTTCAAAATATTCTCTAAATGTTTTCATTTTTTTGTACTGGTTTGTCCTCCGCTAAAATTAGCGCGGCTAAATTCTAATCTATCTACAAGTTTAACTGCATCACCAGCTTTAGATACACTTACATAACCTTCAGGAGATGTTACCTTTAATGTTCCATCTTCTGCGTCTAAGAAGTGTTTAGTATTGTAGACTGCATTATTATATTTGTTAATAAAGATCTGTTTAGCTTGAGAAAGCAATTTACTTACCTTAAAAATATTTACTATATCGTCTTTTTGTTGATTAAATTCAGCCATTTTTTTCTTAAAACTTTCTTCAACTTTTAGTTTTCCAGCTTTAGACTTTCTTTTTTCTATTTCTTTAGTCATTCTACCTTTAAACCAATCAACAAAGTTATTAAACGAAACTTCGGGATCTTCTAAAAACTGACCTTTTTGAATTTCTGAATTTGCATAAATGTTTAGTAAGTCTAAAGGTAAATCTTTGTAATCAACTTTTATTGAATCTGCAGTCTTTACATAATCTCTTACTTGTTTTGCTTCATCGGTAGTAAGTGTAACTGTTCCAGTAGAATCAGTAAATATAGCATCATCAACCCATACTCCTGGTACTTTTTTAAGACCTTTAACGTTAATACCATATTGTGGCGGGCTATTCAAATCAGCATATCCTGTATGGAATACTATACCGAATACTGAATTTGCTATTTCACTGCCTAATTTTGAATCTTTCTCTACAGCATACTTAATTGTATTAGGTTTAAAAGTAAAATGTTCTATGCCATCAATATTTTCTTTGTTAACAGATGATGAATCAAACATAAAATCTCCTTGAAGTATACCTTTAATACCAAGCTTAGGAAGATACTTA